CGACTCTGGGCATCAGCTTCACTGGTTCGAGCAAAGTCTGGAACGTGGGCGACGTCTTCACCATCGCTGGTGTCTACGCTGTCAACCCACAGACACGTCAATCGACCGGCAGCCTCCAACAGTTCACCGTAACTGCTGTGGCCACTGGTTCTTCGACCGCTACGCTGAACATCAGCCCAGCGCTCTACACCGCATCAAACGCTTTGGCCACTGTGGACGCGTTCCCTGTTGCTACCGCTGCTGTAACGATGTTGGGTTCGGCTCTGACTTCTTACCCACAGAACTTGGTCTACCACAAAGATGCCATTAGCTTTGCTACGGCTGACTTGTTGTTGCCACAGGGCGTTGACATGGCTAGCCGCCAAGTCCACAACGGTATTTCGTTGCGTATCGTACGTCAGTACGACATCAACAACGACCGTATGCCTTGCCGTATTGACGTGCTGTATGGCTACGCTGCCATCCGTCCCGTCACCGCAGTTCGTTTGTGGGGCTAAACCGATGGGGGCTTCGGCCCCCATTTGTAACTTTTTTTAAGGATATTTATCATGGCACTTCCTAATGGCGCTGGTGGCTATCAGTTTGGTGATGGCAACGAAAACGAAATCAACATGGTCACGCAAGTGGCTCCAACCGCTAAGACAGCCGCAGCTACTCTGACTGCTGCTGAATTGGCAACCGGTATTATTACGTATACCGGCGCGGCTGCGGCTCTAACTGTTCCTCTCGGCACAGACCTAGACTCAGCTTTTCCAAGCATGAAAACAAATAGCTGTTTTGACTTTTTTGTCATTAACATTGGCGGCACAAACGCTGCTACTGTTACAGCTAACACAGGTTGCACGTTGGTTGGTGCTGCTGCCGTTGCTGCTGGTGCATCTTGCCAGTGGCGCGTTCGCAAGACCGCCGCTTCGACCTACGTTTTCTACCGCGTAGCAGGCTAATAAGTCGGGGGCTTCGGCCCCCTACTTTTAAGGAGCAATCATGGCCAATAGTAAACCAGTGGGTGTAGCATTTGCTGACCCCCAATTAAGCAGCATCACGTTTGACAATGGGCAACAATTTGTAGCGCTGACGACGGCTATCACCGCCAACAGCACCACAACGTCGCTTCCAGCGGGTTCTATCGGCATTACTAGCAACGCCACCGGCGTTGGCTATTTGTTTATGTCCGATGGTACAAAATGGCAGTACGCTAAAGTAGCCTAATAAGGTGGGGGCTTAGGCCCCCAACTACACATGAACATATACTTAAAACATCCCGTTCACGGCACTAAAATCGCTACGATGGAAATCGAAGCGGAATATGATGAAAAAAATGGTTGGGTGCGATATACTTTGGATACGCCTGAAGATGCGGAGCCGGTAAACGCGCTAAAACGTAAACGTAAAACTTCGGAGTAGCCATGAGCACCACAGCCGGCGATCAGATAAATGGGGCGCTGCGCCTAATAGGCCAACTAGCCGAGGCTGAAGTGCCTTCGGCCGCTACTTCTGAAGACGCGCTGGCGACGCTCAACCAAATGATTGATTCGTGGAACACCGAGCGTTTGTCGGTATTTTCTACGCAAGATCAAATCTTTTCTTGGCTGCCTGGGTTTAAGACTCGCACGCTAGGACCTACGGGAGATTTCATTGGAAACCGCCCAATCCTTATTGACGATTCAACTTATTTTCGCGATCCTTCTTCTGGCATTTCATTCGGCATTAAGCTGATTAACCAGCAGCAATACGACGGTATCGCGGTCAAAACGGTCACGTCAACTTATCCACAAGTCATGTGGGTAAATATGGAATACCCCAACATTACGATGACGGTATACCCTGTGCCTACAAAGGTGCTTGAGTGGCATATCGTGTCGGTTGAAGAACTTACAAAGCCCGCGCTACTGAGCACGCCGTTGGCGTTTCCACCAGGCTATCTGCGCGCGTTTAAGTACAACCTTGCGTGTGAGCTCGCCCCCGAGTTTGGCGTTGAGCCATCGCCCACGGTGCAGCGTATTGCGATGACGTCTAAGCGTAACCTCAAGCGCATCAACAATCCTGACGACATTATGTCCATACCGTACTCGATTGTGGCCACACGTCAGCGCTTTAACATTTTTGCCGGTAACTACTAATGCAGTCACCTATCCTCGGATCGGCTTATGTGGCACGCAGCGTTAACGCTGCGGATAACCGCATGATCAATTTGTTTCCCGAGGTTATACCCGAAGGCGGCCACACACCCGCGTTTTTAAACCGCGCGCCAGGTTTGCGACTTGAAGTCGCAGTTGGTACAGGGCCTGTGCGCGGGCTTTGGACGTTTGGCGGGTATGCGTATGTAGCATCAGGGAATACCCTATATAAGCTGGATTCCGAATACAACATTACAACGCTTGGCGTATTGGCAAACGACGGCCCTGTTTCAATGGCCGACGATGGCACGCATTTGTTCGTAGCGTGCAATGGCCCAAGCTTCGTCTACAACGCATCAACAAACGCGTTTGGCCAAATTACCGACCCAGATTTTCCTGGCGCGCTGACCGTATCATATCTTGGCGGCTATTTTGTATTTATTGAGCCTGACAGCCAACGTGTGTGGGTGACGTCGCTTCTTGACCCAACATCTATTGACCCGCTTGACTTTGCAAGCGCCGAAGGCAGCCCTGACGGTTTAGTGTCGTCCATTACCGACCATTCTGAAGTTTGGCTGTTTGGTACAAACTCGGTTGAGGTTTGGTACAACGCAGGCGGCGCCGACTTTCCATTACAGCGCATTCAAGGCGCGTATAACGAGATTGGATGTGCGGCTACCTATTCGGTTGCCAAGCTTGATAACGGCTTGTTTTGGCTAGGCGCTGACGCCCGTGGGCGTGGTATTGTCTATCGTGCCAACGGTTACACAGGCCAACGTATCAGCACGCACGCTGTTGAATGGCAGATTCAGCAATACGGCGACATTTCAGACGCTATTGCGTACACATATCAGCAAGACGGCCACGCGTTTTACGTGCTGACTTTCCCGACCGCGGGTGCGACTTGGGTGTACGACGTGGCCACGCAAGCATGGCATGAACGCGCAAGTTTTACTAATGGCAATTTTGGCCGTCATCGCAGCAATTGTCAGATGGCGTTCAACAACGAGATTATCGTAGGCGACTATCAAAACGGTAATTTGTACGCGTTTGATTTGGAAGTTTATGCTGACCATAACCGTGTACAAAAATGGTTGCGGTCATGGCGCGCGCTGCCTACCGGCACAAACAATCTAAACCGTACGGCACAGCATAGTTTGCAATTGGACGCCGAGTCAGGCGTGGGCGCTGTAGGCGTGACCGAAGTACCTGGGCATATTTACTTGTCCCCCCTTACAATTGGTGACTTAGGCATTGAAGACGAAATAATTATTGTCAATTCAATTGACCCGTACGTTGAGCCTCAAGTTATGTTGCGCTGGTCCGATGACGGCGGCCATACGTGGTCTAACGAACATTGGAAATCAATGGGCTCACAGGGCGCGTATGGCACCCGCGTCTTTTGGCGACGTCTTGGCATGACCACCAAATTGCGTGACCGCGTTTATGAAATTTCGGGCACTGATCCGGTTAAGATTGCCATCATGGGCGCTGAATTACACATGAGTGCTACAAATGGCTAACGTCACCCAAATCCCCGCACCACGTGTGCCGATTGTTGACCCGAACACAGGGCTTATGTCGCGCGAATGGTTTAGGTTTTTTAACGCCGTATACGAACAGCTTGGGGGCGGCGAAGGCGGCGCTTCGGGCACTTTTACAACCGCTGATTCCAAGACCGTGACGGTCGTCAACGGCATTATTACAGGGATAGTCTGATGTCAATTAACATTTCCTACTTAGCTGGCGCAGGCGCTCAGTTTTTTGACAGCAACGGCGATCCCCTTGCTGGCGGTCTGCTATATACCTACAACGCCGGTACCACAACGCCCGTATCGACTTACACGTCACGTTCGGGTTCGGCCTACAACACTAACCCGATTGTGTTAGATTCGTCGGGGCGCACACCCGCTGAGATTTGGCTAGAAGGCGGTGTGTTGTACAAGTTTGTGCTGAAAGATTCGACTTTTGTTCAAGTTGGCAGCTACGACAACATTCCCGCGGTAAACGATCCAACCACGACCAATAACTTGATTACGGTTGCAGGAACTAACGCGTTGACAGGATTGGCCGTGCCCCCTTTGGAGGGTTACACCGCCGGCGCACAGTATTCGTTCATAGCGCAAAACACAAATACCGGCGCCGTCACACTAGACATTGACAGCTTGGGCGTGAAAAACGTCACCAAGTTTGGTTCTACACCTTTGGTTGCGGGTGACATTACCGCCGGCGCTCTAGTTATTGTTGAATACGACGGCACACGTTTTCAATTGTTGACCGTAGGCAAAACAACATTTAATTATATTTTTGAAACGACTACTGTATCGGCCACGGCGTCTACCGGCACGATTAATTATGATGTGCTGACGCAACCCGTTCTGTATTACACGACTAACGCTTCAGCTAACTGGACGATGAATTTCCGTGGTTCAGCAACTGCGTCGCTTAACAGCATAATGAGCATTGGGCAGACCGTGTCGGTTACGTTTATGTCTACACAAGGCGCGACTGCTTATTACAACAACGCAGTTACGATTGACGGTTCAGCGGTTGTGCCTAAATGGCAAGGCGGCACGGCGCCTACGATTGGCAACGCAAGCGGGATAGACGTATACACATACGCTATCATTAAAACAGCAAACGCCACGTTTACCGTGCTTGCTTCACAAACTCAGTTTAAATAAATATGCCACGTCTAGCTACCATCGGTGCTGCATCTAGTGGGTCTTTCGGACTTTTGTCCGTGCCCACGTACGACGTTGAATACCTAGCCATTGCAGGCGGCGGCGGCGGCGGCTTTAGTTCTGGCGCGGGCGGCGGCGGCGCGGGCGGTTATCTGACCGGCACGCTTAAAGTTATCGCCGGCAAAGCTTACACAATTGTTATCGGCGGGGGCGGGGCAGCGTCTTCTACCGGAAGCAATACTACCGGTGCTGGGGTAACTTCGTCTGGCGGCGGTGCGGGTAGCACGGGGGCAGGAGGCGCAGGCGGATCGGGCGGAGGCGGCGGCGCTTATAGTAGCCCTGGTGGTACAGCC